GGCCAGCGTTGACGGTGACCTGACCGCTGATGAGATCAAGGCTGCGTTCTCGGGGAACAGCGCCAAGTCTGCCTAATGGCAAAACTTGATCTTCCGATCGTCAAGGTGCAACTTTGCACCTGTTTGAAGGGTGTGACGGCAGGCAAGTTGCCGCCTGAACTGTTGCGCGACATCGAACATAAGGGCAAGTTGCATCATTGTGCGGCTGACGCATATGAGGCGATGGATGCTGCGGCGAACGCTGAGGGTGTGGATTTGAAGCCGACGTCCATTGCGGACACGTACAGGTCGTTGGAGACACAGGAGTACGGGTTCTTTCAGCGGTACACCGATAATCCGAAGCCTGCGTTGATGAAGCAGAAGCCGCGCATCTACAAAGGTAAGGCATGGTATTTGAAGAAGGGGATGGCGCCGATGGCGGTGCCCGGTACGTCGAATCACAATCTTGGGATTGCGGTTGATATTGCTGATGCGTCGGGGAAACGGTTGGAGTGGCTGGTGAAGAACGCCCCCCAGTTCGGCTGGTCGTGGGAGGTTGTGCCTGAGGAGCCGTGGCATATCCGTTACGTGGCGGGCGACAACAAGCCGCTGCGTGTCCAAGAGTGGTTGAAGTCTCAACAGGCGTAGGGTGTTGTGGACGGCGGCTGGGCGCTCATTCTGTCGGCTGTCGTCACCGCTGTCGGCGGTGTGATTGTTGCGCTGTTGGCGCAGTTCCGCAAGGAAAACAAGACGGATCACGATGTGGTGATGGGGCTGTTGAAGATGGTGTACAACCGTACGGGGCGGGTCGAGGAGAAGGTTGACAAGGTTGACGGCAGGCTGACTGCCCACCTAGAGTCTCACTTTCATGGAGGCTCTCAGCAAGGCTGACCTGCGTAAGGTCCGCAACTATTTGACGAAGGTGTATCCGGGGGTTGCCGAGCAGGACGACCTGTGGAACCTGATTCAGAGGATTGACAAGATTTTGAAGGCGGAGCGGCGTGTCAAGCGGGGCTGACGTTCTGTTGGAGGCCCACCAGTTGATTACTGGGGACCGCCAGATTGCATACAGTCATCCTCGGGAGGACTATCAGCAAACCGTTGAAATCTTTGAGGGTTTGACGGGTTTGCATTTGACGGTGGAGCAGGGGATTCTGTTTATGGTTGCGGTGAAGTTGTCGCGGCTGCGGACGAACATGCAGCGGGGGTGCTTGCACCATGACAGTCTTGTGGATACCATCGGATATCTCGGCTGCCTGAATATGGCGGCGAAAGGGGACACCGATGGGAAGCCTGTACGACGAGGTAAAGGCAAGGTCAGGGAGACCTAGTACTCCAAGTAGGGTGGAAAGCATCATGCTCTCCCTGTCTGCGGAGGACGCTGGCGACCTCGCCAAAGCGTTACTTGATGAGGATGTGAGCAGTCGGGCAATCATGCTGGCGCTCAACAAGCGTGGGATACGGATCACCGGCAACCCGATCCGCGACTTCCGCCGCGACCCAGCCCGCCGCAAGTTCATCGAGGGGTTCCTGTGAGTTTGGGCGACGACATCAAAGCCGCAGGCGAAGAGTCGCTGATACGGCTCAGACGGGAGCGGGACAGCGCCCGCAACGAACTCGCCAAACTGCAAGCCGAGTTTGAGCGCACCAGTATGGCGTTGGAGTTCGTGGAGCAGGCGGAGGGTGCGGCGATTGAGCCGCCCAAGTGGATGTCACCAGCGAAAGCGAAGGCGGGTGCCGCCACCCTCGTGCTTGCCCTGTCCGACATGCACTTCGATGAGGTCGTGAACCCTGATGAGGTGGACGGGTTGAACGCCTACAACCGCAAGATTGCTGAACTGCGGTTGCAGAAGTGGGCGCAGAACGTGGTGAAACTTTCCCGCGACTATCTCGCTGGCGTCAAGTATGACGGCATCGTGTTGGCGTTGATGGGGGACACGTTCTCGGGAGATATCCACGAGGAACTGGCGCAGACGAACGCCGATACGTCGCTCGGGTCGCTGCTGCATTGGTCGGAGCAGATCGCTGCCGCCGTCGATTTGCTGTCCCGTGATGTGGCGGGCAAGGTGCATGTGGTGGCAACCCCCGGTAATCATGGGCGTACGACACGTAAGCCGCGCGCCAAGTTGCGGGCACGCACCAACCTTGACTGGCTGTTGGCGAAGATGGTGGAACGCCACTTCGGGGACAACGACAAGATCACGTTCACGATCCCCGAGGGTGCCGATGCGTGGGTGTCGATCTATGGGCAGGGGCATTTGTTCACGCACGGTGATCAGGTGAACGGTGGCGGCGGTATCGGCGGTATTTATCCGCCGATCATGCGGCTGCGGGCACGCAAGGTGCAGCGCTACATGGCGATGGGTTCCTCAATATCGACGCTTTGGCTCGGTCATTGGCACCAATATCAGCCGTCGCCGGGGCTGGTGGTGAACGGCTCAACGAAGGGCTACGACGAGTATGCGTTCATCAACAACTTCCAGTTCGAGCCACCGCAGCAGGCGCTCGCTGTTGTCGTTCCCGAGAAAGGGATCACGTTCCAAGCCCCCGTGTTCTGTCAGGACCGCAAACGCGAGGGCTGGTAATGCGCTGCCCGTGGCCGCTCGTCGCCGTCTACTGGCAGGATGCGTTCGACGCCGAAAACGGGTGGTGTGACGTCCCCGACTACAAACCGCAGCCCTGCTATGTGGTGTCGATTGGGTTCCTGTGGCCCGAATGTTTGGACGGCTATGTGACGATCACCGCCTCCTACATGCCTGATGAGGTACCAGAGTTGAAGTCGGTGGGGATGCCCACCCATATCCCGGTGGCGATGGTGAAGCATGTCGTCACCCTTGACCAGCCAGAGTTCCCTGACTTGCAATAACCGTGTAACACCCCTACACTTCAATCAACCGCATCGGAAGGAGACCCGTATGCAGAACCGTAACTACACGATATTGAAACCCGCCCACGGATCGCCCGAATGGTTGGCTGTCCGCTGGCAGGATGAGCAGGGTCGTGCCCGTATCTCGGCGTCGAACGCTGCCGCCGTCCACGGCGAACACGAGTTCCTGTCTGGGGCTGATTTTGCGGCTGAACTGTTGGCGCCGCATCCGCCGACGGCGAAGGAGCAGAACGCGGCGATGGAACGCGGCAACCGTTTGGAGCCAACCCTCATCAAGTGGGCGTCGGATCGTGAGGGTGTGTTCTTCACCACCCCCGACTGGATGTACGTCTACGAGGAGGAGGGGGTGCGTCTGATTGCGACGATTGATGCGATCGCGAACCCCGATGACCCTGATCAGCGGATCATGGAGGTCAAGACCACGAAACGCCGTTGGGATGGTGAGATGCCTCGCTACTGGTATTGGCAGGGTGTCCAGCAGGCGATCTGCACCGGCGCCCACCACATCGAATGGGCGATCTTCGACTCGGACCTCACCTTGCACAAGTACATCCAGAAGGTGTCGTCGGATGAGAAGCAGCAGCACATTGAGGCGTGCCGCAAGTTCCTTGCCGCGATCGACATGGGGTTCGCCCCTGACGGGGTGGAGTTCTCGTATCGGCATGTCGCCCAGCGGCACCCGGTGGGGTTGGAGGGTCGTTCGGAGGTGGATGAGACGCAGGTGTTGTCTGCGTTGGAGCGGCTCGGGTTGGCGAAGGAGCAGAAACGGCAAGCCGAAGAGGTGGAGGAACTGGTGAAGGCTGAACTGTGTGCCCTGTTGGGGGACAACGAGTATGCGTTCGCCAATGGGAGGTTGATGTACACGTGGAAGACGGCGAACCGTGAGACGTTCGACGCGAAACGGTTTGAGGCGGAGCATCCGGCGTTGGCTGCGAAGTTCCGTCGGGTGTCCACGTATCGGACGTTCAAGGTGGTGGCGAAGTGACGTTCACCGCGAAACGAATCAAGAAAGTGATGGACGACATCCGTTATCAGCAGGCGTTGATCGTGGATGCGGTTGATGATCTGGTGGATTATTCGTTCACCCGTGCGATGACGTTGAAGAAGGACGTGACCCGCACCTATGAGGAGCGCCTCACCCATGCACAGGTGTGGGAGGCGTTGGGTGATGCGTTGCTCGATATCCGTAACAACTTGGAAGGAGAGAAGTGATGGGTTTCAACTTGGAGAACTATGAGACGGTGGAGGACCGTTTGGCACGGTTCTGGGCGGATCACCCGAACGGGCGTATCCACACCTCAATCCACCACTACGACGACAACAAGATCGTGGTCCGCGCCGAGGCGTACTTTGACCGCGACAAGGACACCCACCCGGTTGCCACCGGTTACGCCGAGGAGGTGCGGGGTGCCAGTCCTGTGAACAAGACGAGTCATGTGGAGAACGCGGAGACGTCCGCCATTGGGAGGGCGCTCGCCAACTGCAACTATGCGCCGAGGGGTGCCCGCCCGTCCCGTGAGGAGATGGCGAAGGTGCAGCGCTCGGCGCAGCCCGGGGCGGCAGTCAAAACCGACAACGTGTCCCGTTTCAAGGAAGCCTGCGTC